TGATGGTTTAGACTGAAGAGTTTTATCACCATAAAGAATAGTACCCTGACCTTGGAATGATACTACTGGGTTTATACCATTCTTGTAAAGGATATCTCTATCACCCTGTTTTGGATTCCAACGAAGTCTTACAAGGTTCTTAATTTGTCCACGATTAAAACCAGCTGGCGACCACCAAGGATCGCGAGTTGAATCAGTACGAGCACAAAGACCGGCTACGTCACCATTAGTTGGCACATAACGATATACGTCATTATAACGATCGTACTGATACTTATAACCAGAATCCATAACAGCATAAGAACTGTCATGAACTAAATTTCTCCAGTTAACAAGAGATAATGCTTCAAGACCTGGATTAGTTGTTACAACAGAATCATCTGGTGAAATAAGAACAATACAATCCTTACGAGTTTCGCAGATATTGTCAATAATGTAATTAGCTAACTGGTAAGAACCACCAGTTCCAATTGGCTTACCCTGAAGGATGAGAGAAACATCAACGTCTTCTGCTGACTTATAATAATCATAACCAGCAGTTACAACTGAAAGAGCGATTGCTGCTTCTGAAGCACCATCTTGACCAGCCTGGAATTGAAGAGTAAATGGTGTTTTGTTAGTTGAAGTAGCAATGTTTGCAACAGTATTTGAAACAGCGCCAGCACGATCCTGCTGATACCATACATAAGCTGATGAAGTATTGATTACTGTCTTGTAATAGTTTGATTGACCAGCAACAGTTTTAGCATCTGTACCACGTGAAAGGTTCTGATATGTTTCTAGAACTGTTCCAGGAATACCACTGAACGTACCGTTTTTATCGGCAACTACAACGTGAATACCGTCAACGGCTGATGTATTACCAAACTGAGCATTATATGCAGTTTGAACAGGAGCACCATTAACAACAGTATAATATTCCCAGTAACGTGTTACTGTAGAATTAACTGAAGTGTTTGTTGCGAATGCAGTAGCAAGTCTATATGTGCTATCAAAAGTGATAGTAGCAAAACCACCAGTTGAGTTAGCAATAATGCTACTTACGTTAGTGATGCGAAGTTGCTGAGTTCCAATAGTAACGTTACCAACGGAAAGATAATCGCCGATAGTAAGGTTAGCAACAAGGTTATTAATATAAGTGTTACAGTTTAGAGCAGTACCACCAGCACCTGGAGTAACTACAAGATTTGCATAGTTTTGACCAATGCCAACAGAAAGATTGGCTGAAACGTCAATAGTTTCTGTTGCAGTTAAACCGCCCATCTTAAGAGATGAAGAATAAGCATTAACGCTATCGCAGATAGAAATTTTAAGAGAATTACCAGCAGCGCCAGCGTAACGAGCTGTCCAAAATACGTTAGCATCGTATGTCTGACTGCCATAATTGTTTCCATTAAGAACAACCTGAGAAACAAGATTTCCTACAGCGCCCGTATTTGCAACAGCTGAAAGAGTACCAGCGACAGCGTCAGTAGTATTAGCAACACGTGTTACATACAAACGATTGCCATAAGAAAGGAAATTTGAAGCAGTAAAAAACGTTTCTGCATTGTTTGAATTAGGCTTACCGAACTTAGATACTAAAGTTGTTTCATCATTAACTAGATATCTAACATTTATTGGACCCCAGTTAAAAACACCAGCAATTGCACCATCTGTTGTGGCGACTGCTGGCACAATACCTGTTAGGTCAATTTCGGTAACATTTACACCTGGACTTAGTTGAAATGGCATTTTATTTCTCCTTCCATGGAAAAAAGATAAGGTAATTTGTCTAAATTATTTATAAATATTCTTCTTTTAAATCTGACAACCAATTTCCACGAGGAGTCATATCTATAACTTCTTGTATATCATCGCCTCTACCATCATCTACAAAACCAAAAGGAGACAAATCTTGCATAATCTGTTCGTCAGTTTTATCTCGTAATCTCATAAGCGTATTTATATCAGTGAAATCTTTGAAGTATTGTTGTTCTGAAAGCCATCCAAATAGAACGATTCCCATAACTAAATCGTCATGCGCTCCTTCTTCAGCTTCATAACTTTTACCTTTACGAGAAAATCTAGATAGTTCTTCAATAGTATGAAAATCATTAATAATAAGTTGATTTTGTTCTATCAATAATTTTAACAAAGAACAACCATTTGCTTTTACTGGAGTAGTAGTTCTTACACCCATATCAACTGCAGCGCCGAAACCAGAACTAATTTTTTTACCGTTTCTACCATTATTTTCAGTAAACAGAATATTATCATATTCAAAATCATAATGAAGTGAATGACTAACCTGAGCGCCCATATTATTTACTTCAACTAATACTGGTGCTTTGTTATAATGCACAGCTACTTGATGAACAATTTCAGCATAATCAAGAGGTGTAATTAAATTATTTCTGTATACACATACCTGTTGATATGGCATTTGGGTAACGTCGATAACATGGAACGCAGAATAATCTAAACCTCTACCTTCAGATACGTCAACTACAACACTATATCTATTTCCTTTTATTGGATTATAATAAACTGATAATCCATCTCTAGTATGCAATGGATTTTGATGAATTAATTGTTTAAGTTTCCAACCAGCAATAAGAGTACCAGAGCTACCCATAAACTCAACACAGTATTCCTGTTGAAATTTTTCTGTATCAAAGTTCATAGATGCAAGAGTATCGGTTTTCCATTTTTCATCGCGACCGGGAACAGATTCCCACATAACTTTAATTGGTTTGTAATTATTTCTACCTTCATTAGCATTTTGCCAAATAGAATAAAAGTGATTTAAACCATTTGGAGTTGATACGAGAATAATTTTTGATTCATCGCCCGATGAAATAGTAGGATAAACTGACGTAAAGAAAGTATCCCAGTTTTCAATAAATGCTGCTTCGTCAATGAATAGTAAATTAATTGAGTAACCACGAATAGCAGAGGCAGAAGTTGCTGTTGCAATAACACGGCTATTGTTTTCAAGTTCGAATGAACCTTTATTCCATTCTTTGACGCCATGTTGTAACCAACGAGGTAAATGCTCGTATGCGAGCTGAACACGACTGAGAATTTCACGAGCCGTTTCGCCTTTGTTAGCTAATAGAGCAACAGTTTTATCGGCGTGGAAAATAATATACCAAAGGATAAATCCACAGGTAACTGTTGATTTGCCTGCCTGACGAGCAGTAGCAATAACATTAAAACGGTTTTCTTTCATAGCTGTGATCATCTCTTTTTGATAATCGTACAGTTTAAAACTAACCAAACCTTTATTAATGTTAATAATTTTCATATGAGATTCGATAAAATATATCGGATCTTCTGAACATTTTACATATTCACCAACTAATTCAGGCGTCCATTCAATTGATTGGTTTGATCGTTTAAGATTTTGGTTGCCGTTATATCCACGAAGCTTACTTAGATCCACCATTTTTCATTTCCTCAATAGCTTTCTGAAGGTCAGCCGTGGAACCAACAAAAAGATTATTTGTTACTTGTTGAGCCTGTTCGTTAGTTGGTGAATCAACTGCACTGATTACTCTAATTTGTTTTTGAAGTTCCATAAGATCTTTGTTAGCCTGGAGCATCGTATCCATTAATTTAGCCAAAACTTCGAATGCTCTTGGATGTTGAGAAGAGTCTGCTATCTGTGCTAACTTTTCCATAGCATATGTGCCATTTTGAATAACTTCATGGATATTCCCACGTGCCATTTCAAAATCAGTTTTAGCTGAATCATCATGAGCCTTAGCAACTATTGCTTTCACAGGATCATTAATTGGAGCTAAATTTAATGCATTAAATATTGGGTTGTTGTTTCCAGTTGTCATGTGCTCACATCAGTTGTATTTAAAACATATCCAAAATCAGAAGTAGCAGTAATTAAATTAGGATCAATTGATAATGCTGCATTAGACGTTGGTTGGCCGCTCGGTGTTAGACCAGGTTGTGTTTGTAAAAATGCAGAAGGATCTGTGTTGCCAACATAATTAGCTAATTGACCATCAGATACGCCTTCTGGTGTATAAAATACACTATTGGCAAATTTAATAATTTTGCCTGATTTTACTGGTCCAAAAATATAACCTTTAAGAGTAAAATCTAAAGTCCATGTTAAAGATCTACGGTCTTTAAAATCACCATCATAAACATCATCCTGTGAAATGTCATTTAATATTACAGGAATTTCCATAGTAACATTCATTTCAGGTATAAGTTTGACTGTTGTTGTCCAATCTGGTGTAAAATATGGAAGAATCTGTTCTACGATTTTAGTACCATCTTCTGCATTTTTAACCATAATGTGGAGCCTAAATCCAAAATTATATGGCACAGGAACAAATTGATAATTTAAAATTTCAGAATTTGTATCATTGACAACTGAATATTTTCTTACAGTATTTAATTTTCTGTCAGCATCATATGCAATATCAGTCATTTCAAATGCCATAAGTGGCATTGTTGGTGTGGCTGTTTGACGATCTAAATTAGGATCAGCGCCAACACGTGCTAACATTTTTTCTTTTGGACTGTATGTAATTGGCACTTTGATAAATTCTGTAGTTTTACCAGCGCTATTAGTTCTGGTAATACTAATACTATCAAATAAAGTACCAAAAAGTGTAACATATTTTCTCATAGTAGAAAAATAATATACTTGATTGAACATTATACAACACCTTCACTAAATGGATCTACTGCACTAAAATCAATAAAACTACTCGAGCCTGATGCAAAATTATTAGATCCAGCAATCAATGTATTATTTTCTGCTCCAGGAACAATAGCCTCAAGATTATATTTTTCAACAACAAGATAATTATCATCTTCATCGGTTAATGGTGTATCATCTTCATCTCTAATAGCATAATCAAGAATATTAGTTGAAAATTTAGTTTGAAGAATATCAATTTCAGGTATACCGGTATCAAATACTTCATCAGAATATTCGAATAATTCGCAGGTCATTTCCCAAGTTTGTAATCCACCTAACTGATAAAACATTTCGAGTTTGTTTACAGATTTAATCTGAAATATTTTTTTATTTAATGGAAAATAAATTACGTCGCCTTCATTAGGTCTTACTTGATTTATATTTGTTCCAATTTCTTGTAGCCAAACTCTTTGGGAAACTGAAAATGTTACTTGATCTCTTATTTCAAGACCAAACTTAGACATGAAATTACCATCACCAGTAAACCCATCAACGGATTTAATATACATTTCAACTTCATATGCTTTATCATAAACAGATTGATCGTCAGCTGTATACAACTGATCAAAATTTCCAATTTTACGTGGAACATAAAATATATCTTCACCATAAATTTGAATTGCTTCAATAATTAAATTCTCAAGAAGATATTGCTCCTGAGATGATTGGAAATTATTGAAGAAAAAATTGGTTGCCATACAATTAGCCGATCATATCTGTAATTGGCAATGAATAGCTAGTAATCATTTCAGCTTCAAGTTCTTTACGTTCTTCTGTGGCTTCATCATAAATCGCTTGACCATTAAAAGTTAAACCGCCAGGAAGTTGCATACCCTGATATTTTTTAATGTTAGAACCCCACTGCTGTTTAATAAGA